CCTAAGCTATGTCAGTACAACTTTACGTTCAATACCCAAATAAGGGCAACACAAATCCTTGGATCCTACTCGATATCAAGGCAGAAGAAGAACCAATCAAGCTTACCTTATCGGTTGCTGATATTACAGATCCGCTTAAGGTCGCCTCGACCTATTCTCGAAGTTTCCGTATTCCTCACACTGAAACCAACGGCGAATTCTTTAAAGCGGTCTTTGACGTTAACGGAACAACCTACAATCCTAGTGTTCTTGCGCCAAGTTACATCAACGATAACGGCGAAACCTTGGTTACCGGTAATATCCGATTAACTGGTATCTACCGCGAAGACCAAAGCTATGGAATATGGTATGAAGTTCTTTTCATGGGTGAGACCTCAGACTTCTCGTCTAATATAAATGGTTTCTACATGAGCGATATTGACATGTCTAAGTACAATCACGCACTAAGTTATGCCAATATTACAAACTCTTGGCAAGGTGGTCTATTTAATGGAGGTATTCGTTATCCACTAGTTGAATGGGGTTATAGTTACGTAGAGGCAAATGGAGCATTCAATCCAGAACAGGTAACTATCGCAATGTCGGGTACGCCAGGTATCAATCACCAATTTACAGAAGTCGGTTATGGTCTAAGTAAAACTCAAATGAAACCAGCGATTCAACTTAAAGCCTTATGGGATGCTATCATTGCACCAAAGGTAGATCAGACAGGTTACGCAACGGTCTCCGGTTCATTCGTCACCATTCCGGTCTTTCCTTCGCCTGTGCCAACCGGTTACTACCAAAATGTTACACTAACGGTTGCAACTGGCTTAAGTTATTCGTCAACAGGAACTCAACAGGTTCTTTGTCAATTCTCAGATACGATCTACATGAGAGGTAACGTTTCCAACTACAACGCAGCCACCGGCGCCATGACAATTTCAGTGCTTGAGGTTAGCGGTAGTGGTACCTTTAATAACTGGTCAGTTGCCTTAGTGCAACCAGTTGGTCTATCAGGTTACACATATTCTTCGTTTCCACCGAATCCTTCGACAGGTGTTCTTGACCCAAGAGATTCATTTATGAACTCAGATCTATTTAAGAATCTTTATATCCTAACCGATTCGGTAGCACGGCCAGAATTTGTCTCAGATCAACAGTTCGTAGCAACAACTACGCAAGCCAACTCCCTTCAATATTTTAGCACAGGATCAGTTACTAAAGTTGATGTTAATCAAGAGATAATTGACAAGTCCAATGCCTACAATCCAACTACGAGTACCTATACTACACCAAGCGGTGGAGCATACACATTTAAGATTACAATGGAAGCCTATGTTGACGAATCTTGCGATGTCTTTCCATCACCACAGTGTCAGAAATGTCGATTCAATTATCTCCTGAGAAATGTGAATAATCCAAGTCAAACCTGGCAACTTAATCCTTTTAATATTGAACTAAATAACCTGGTCGGTACTGGAACCTATACTCTCACGAGTCAATCTACATACCTACCGCCAAATACTCCATTAGAGCTTGTGATTCAAGTTAATAACCTAACAACTGGTGGTAGTGGAGCCTCAGGTTTTGGCTTTAACGTTATGAGTCTACGTTGGGAAACCATAGTTACCCCACTACTTGTGAATATAAACTCCCTATTCTCAAATCAAATCAAGGTGACAGACTTTATTAAGGGTGTAATCGATAAGTTTAAAATGGTCTTCATTCCAAGTAAAGAACGAACCCGAGAGTTTCAGATTCTACCATGGATAAACTGGGTACAAAGCGGTGCGAGTAAAGACTGGACCGCGAAGCTTGACGAATCTATAGAATACAAGGTGTCTCCGCTCTTCAACGGCCAATCACGTAACAACGTCTTTAAGGACAATGAAGACTCTGACTACCTAAACTACAATTACCAACAGGCCAATACTAAAACTTACGGTCAGTTAAACCTAGACTCAGGTAACCTCTTGCTAAATGGCGAGACAGTCAGAACCAATATTTTTGCACGTACTCCATTAGGCCCAATTGGTATAGCCGCTGGAGCCTTTCCTGCAAATGTGGAGAGAGCCAAGAAATGGTTGATTCCGCATCTTGCCAAGATTACATCGAGTGCAAGTAGCAGTAGTCCAAATCCAGTAAATAAGGTAGAACCTATTCAACCTAAACTCAGACTTGTTTTTTGGAACGGTATGCAAGATAACCCAGCAGGTAGTCCACCTTGGAATCTTAAAAATGACAGTGTTTACGGTTACACTCCGCAGACTCAATATCCACTCGTATCAGATTTTCAGACATGGCCATATAACCCAACTACGCTAGACCTACGTTGGTCCTATGCACCTCCGCTTTATGATGCAACAGTACAGACCATCTCGAATCCTTATGCAATTGGTACTGTGAATGCATTTAATCAATATTGGAAAGGTTGGTATGATACTGTACAGGACACTTACAATCGATCAATTGAGGTAAATCTAATCCTAAACTATGCAGATATCAAGGAACTTCTTTTCAATGACTATATTTTTATTAAAGATGCTTGGTATTTTGTGGACTCAATTTCAGACTATATAGTAGGTAAGACTACGAGTTGTAAGGTTAAACTTTACAAAGTAGGTAATACACTAGGAGTAACCTTACCAAACGGAGCAGACAAATTAAAACAGAAAACAGGTTGCTATCATCCAAGCAGTAATTGCGGAGCAGTATGTTGTACCAATGGAATCCTAAGCTCAAGTATCTATTTCACAACGGTAACTGGAGCACCAACTCTGTTTACGACTCGACTATTCACAGATCCTTTCGGTAATGTACCTGCACCAACTGGTAAATATAACTTTGCCGGTTTCATTTGGACAATTGGTAATGGAGGCACTGTAACCGGTTATGCTGCAGCACCAATCTGTGCATGTGGAGTTACTGGTGGTGGAGGACAGCAGGCTAAGTATGTTGCATCAACTCCAGAAACTACTGGAACTCTTGCAGGAAATGTGCTATGCGCAACTCCAACGGTTGCACCAGAGACCGTCACCGTTTACGGTCAGCAAACCGATGTTGCCTTTGAAGGTAATGTCAGATTCTTTCAGGACTCTGCCCTAACCATTCCGGTGCCAGATGGAATCTACTATCCGGTCAACGATGCAGTTGACCAGGCATGGACAGTTAGCGAGAGCCAAGTTTGGCAGATTACCGATACTGGAATGTGCGATTGTCCATCTGCTCTATATCGACAGGCTCTTGCACCAGGTGTAACAGATTGCGATGCGTGCTGTTTCCGTTCTCAAGCTCAAGATATTTGGTCAGATACTGAATTCGTTGCGGCTGGTACAAATCTCTATTTTGACCAAACTGGAACTACTCCAGTAGCAGATGGTTTCTGGTCAGATGGAGGTAACGTATGGGAAACCGATGCCTCAGGTCTAGTCATAGCCGAAACCCTTTGTGCATGTGGTTGTACCGATGTTTCGTCTATTGTCTTAAACTACACAAGCGTTGATGCTGCCGGTTTTGACGGTTATATCCTACTAGAGAAATCGTTTGACCTATTCAATTGGTTCTTTGTTGGAGTTGTTAACTGGGATACTCTGCAACCACCGAATACGACTTTATCTGCTTCATTCGATGTTGAAACCAATGCATGGACCCGAGCTACTGCGCAAAACAATACTGCTGCCCCTGGAGTAATGACAGTTGAATATATTATTGATGCAGTAACAGTTCAAATAGAAAAGGTACCAACCCCATACGATAAACCAGTTACAGTTACTTCTCGAGATCAGGCTAGACTAGGTCCAGTCAGAGAATTTACAGCAACTGTTTATGCATACTAGTTCAAAAGACCAAAACGGAATATCTAATACAAATGGAACACATAGAAACTATATTAGAAGGCCTTAGAGTTGCCGAAGAGACCATACTAGACTCGTTAGAGCCTAAGGGCCTCATTTCAGATAACCTAACCTTAGAGATCTTCCATCAATTGGAGCATGCTCGAAAAAATTTAATAAGCAATGGCTAAAGACGTAGAAATCAAGATTAAGGTCGTCAACGAAAGCGGTGATATCGTTGAAAAGACCGTCAAGTCCATGAAGGACCTTGAGACCGAAGCTGGTAAACTCAAGGCCGCCTTAGCCAATGCTCCGCTTGGATCAGATAAATTTAAGGAGTTAAACTCCGCAGCAAAGGACGCTGACAAGACCTTAACCAAAACCAAAGAGTCCACAATGTCGCTTAGCGATAAGATTGGTTCGATGGGTGGCCCAATAGGTGGTGCAGTTAATGGCTTCATGGGCATGACCAAAGCTGCAATAGGTTTCCTTGCTACTCCGATTGGAGCGGTAGTTGGAGCCTTAGGTCTTATCTTTGCCGCAGTTACCAAAGCAATAAAGAGTAACGAAGAGGCAATGGATGCCTTGACGAAAGTTACTGACATGTTCAGTGCCATCATTCAACCTGTATTTGATTTCCTTGCCGCGGTTGCGGTTAAAACACTAGAGGCAGTAGCTGCTGGTATTGCCGAAGTTTCATCATGGTTTGGTCTTGCTGCCGAAGAAGGTGGTAAACTTTCCGAGACAATGGATAATATTGATGATGCTGAGAAAGATCTAGCAGTTACTCGAGCAAAAACCAATGCTCAATTAGCAGAGTCAAAAGAGATCTTATCAGATACCAATGCAACCTATGAAGAGAGAAAAGCCGCATTGGAAAAGGTTAAAGCAGCAGAGGAGAAACAGTCTAAAGCTGAATTAGCGAATGCGAAAGCCAAAGTGGCAGCAATGAAGGAACAACTCTTATTACAAGGTCAATCAGAAGAGAATATTCAGGCTCTAAGAGATGCAACGATTGCCTTAGCCAATACTGAACAAGCCGCAGCTGCTCAACAACGTGCTTTCAATAAACAGGATAAGGCACTAGACAAAGAGAGACAATCTGCAATCGATGATGCAGCTAAGGAGGCAGAAGCAAAAGCCAAAGAGGCCGCTGCTGCTGCTGAGGCAAGAGCCAAAGAGGCCGCAGCTAAAGCCAAAGAACGTAGAGATGCGGCAGTTGCTGCTGAGAAAGAGGCCCTTAAGAGGGAGAAAGACGATAAGGATGCTGCGTACTTAATTGGGATCAAAGATGATGCGACAAGGGCACAAGAAGCGCTTAGAATTCAACAAGAGAATGCAGATGCTGATATCCAAATTAAGATTAAGACATTTGAAGATAAAAAGAAGAGAACCAAGGAAGAGAATGATGCGCTTGCAGCTCTTAAAGCTTCAGCAAATGCACAAGACGTAAAACAAGACGCTGAGAAACAAAAACTTCTTGATGATCAAGCAGTCGCGGCCGCAGCCAAGTCAAAAGCGGATGCAGAAAAGAAAGCTCAAGAGGACAAAGCTCTATTAGACAAAGGTTATGCAGACCGAATTGCTGCACTCGATACTGCAAATAAAGTTGAATTCACTAAATTACTTGAAAGCGGCCTAACTAAAGAAGAGATTTTTAGACAACAACAGGCCAACGAACTACAATTACTTCAAGATAAAGCAACCGCTGCTGCTGAAATATACGGTAAAGACTCTCAAGCCGCAGTTGATGCCTACTTAGCCTACACTCAAAAGAAAGTAGAAGCAGATGATGCAGCTACCAAGAGGTTAGAAGAGAACAGACAGAAAGAACTTAAGGCAGTTATAGACGGTCTTAACGCAGCCGGTGAAGCCACTGCGGCAATTGCCGGTCTTAGCGATGCAATCTATGCTGATAAACTCAGTAAAGTAAAAAAAGGAAGTAAAGAAGAACTTGCCTTACAGAAAAAAGCATTTGACTCCAATAAGAAATTTGCAATTGCACAAGCCTTAATTAATGGAGCTCTCGCAATTACTGCAATCTTATCAGTTCCCGATTTTACTTTCGGTATCTTATCTGCTATCAGAATTGGTGCTTCGATTGCTGCAACTGCAGCCTCTATAATCAAGATCAATGCTGCTAAATTCGAAGGAGGCGGCGGAGGCGGAGATACTGGAGGCGGAGGAGGAGGCGCAGGCGGAGGAGGTTCAGCTCCACCACCACCACCCCCACCATCATCAAACACCTATGCAGGTGGAGGATACGTAAGCGGTTTTGGAACATCAACCAGCGATTCTATCCCAGCTAGACTCTCTAATGGAGAATCAGTAATCAACGCTAGAAGTACTGCAATGTTTGGTGGTCTACTCTCAGCAATGAATCAAATGGGTGGAGGTAAAGCATTTGCTCAAGGCGGAACTGCTGAAAGCGGTAACGTTACAAGTAGTGCTATGGCAATGCCAGTAATAAAAACATACGTAGTAGCTTCGGATATGACATCTCAACAAGAAGCTGACGCTAGAATAAAACAAATTGCACGACTTTAATACTTACTATTATGGAAAAGAAAACTAAAAAACTAATTGAACTCGCGATCCTACCGGAATTAGAAGAGTCAGGGGTACAGAAAATAAGTCTAGTTGAGAGCCCAGCTATCGAAGCAGACTTTCTCTATTTCAAAAAAGAAGAGTTCGTTGAACCCAATGCTGGCGAAAGACAAGAAGATTTTATTCCTCGTTGTATTGCCTATAACATAAACGAAGGCAAGGATGCTGATCAAGCGGCTGCTATCTGTTATAGTGTATGGGATGAGAAGATGGCGGCGGTCTTTCCTCAAACCGGAGAACATAGAGATGACTTTCTAAGACGTTGTACCGCAATAACGGTAGTTGATGGTATGAATCCGACTGAGGCTCTCGAAACTTGTATATTCCTATGGAACGAACGTTTCGATACTGCAAAGATCTCCTATGACTATGATGATACATTAAATACTTCAACTGGTCAAATTCATGCTCTTACAAACATGAGAGCAGGTTATGATGTTTACGTTATCTCAGCTCGAGCAACAAAGGAAGAGATGTTGCCTCTCACAGATTCTTTAGGTATTCCAGAGAGTAATGTGTTTGCAACAGGTTCAGATGAAGCTAAAGTTGCAAAGATACAAGAACTTGGGATCTCAACTCATCATGATAATAATCAAAATGTAGTAGATCTACTTGGTGAAGTTGGCCAGAAATTTGCAATTGACACTGCTGGTTTACCATCATACGTAGACGAAGTACCAAAGTCTAGAAAAGATCAAGTTGAAACTCCGCAACCTACATGGAAATGGAGATTCGAAGAAGAGTTTATCCTTGCACTAGAGAGGCTTGGAAGTCAATTGGGAATTCGCGCAGAAGATGTTGAAGAGATAAATCCTGGTAATTTCGCAGACTCAACAGCAATCAAAGAATCGGACTACACTCCAGCTCGTACTCATACCAAAGCAGATGGCGAAGAGTTTGTATGGAAATATTCAGGTGGCGGACCAGGTCCACACAGAGCTTTTTGTAGAACTATGAAGTCCCTAAATCGTTACTACTCTCGAGAAGAGATTACCTTACTTAATAACCTAAATCAGGAATTTTCTCCAGGTGGATCAGGTTCTTATTCAATCTTTATGTACAAAGGCGGCAGTAATTGCAATCATTATTGGTCTAAGTACTCAGTAAAACGCGAAGATGGTAGACTTAAGGTCTTGCCAATTAGTATCAATAATACTCCTGAAGAGCGTATGGCAGCTACGGCACCAAGAACTCAAACTGGTAGAGGCTATCTTAAGTCTCCACAAAATTCTTTACCGGGTCTTTCAGGTCATTCAGAATTCTCAAGTGTATTACGCTTTGAAGACGAAGAGAAAGGCATTCTAGTGGGACCAGCGATGATCCCTAATATGCCGATACCTAGAATAGATGATCAAGGTAAAATGTATGATGTAACTTTTTCGGAAGAGACTATCGAAGAGATTGCAAAGAAGTACATGAAAGAGGCTCGCACAAACGATGTAAACCAAGATCATAAAGACAAGGATGCTGGAACTTACGTATTTGAAACATGGGTAATTGAAGATCCTAAAACGGACAAGGCTAACACAGTTTACGGTTTTAATCTACCAAAAGGAACATGGATGGTTAAGATGCAAATCGAAGATCCAGAAGTTCGTAGAAGAGTAAAGGCTGGAGAACTTAGAGGCTTTAGTGTCGAAGGAGTATTCTCTGATCTAGAGGAAATCGAGGCAATGAAACGCTACATGAAAATCAAGAAAATACTTTCTAAATAATGGCTAAGGCAAAGGTAGAATCTATCTTTCGTAAGAAGACCAAGAAAGTTGGTAAAGCCAAGAAGTCTTTTGGTCCTAAAGAGGCTCGTCCTAAGAAGTACCGAGGTCAAGGCCGTTAACCCATCTACAATTTTTGCATTGGAAAATGTCAATAGTCACCTAGTCTGTATTTAAGAATACAGAGTGAAAACTCTATAAAAAAAATCTAACGGAATGTCAAACTACAAGTTAAAGCTTAACCAAATCCGCGAGGTCTTAAACATGCCAATTCGCTTCGAAACAGCAAAGTTAAAAGACGGAACGGTTGTTGAAGTTGAGAAACTAGAAGTTGGATTTCCTGTAGTAATCGTTAACGAAGATGGTTCTAAAACACCAGCTCCTCAAGGAGAACACGTTTTAGAAGACGGAAAATGTATTGAAGTTGATGCAAACGGTATCATTTCTGAAATCTCTGCTCCAGAAGCAGAAGTTGAAACAGAAGAGACCGTTATACCAGCTGCAATGGCAGAAGAAGTAACCACTGAGGAAACGACAGTTACAGAGACTCCAATCAAGGACGAAGTTGCCGCTAAGATCGAAGAAAAATTAGGAATGCTATTCGCCGCTATCGAAGAATGTGCTACTGAAATTGCTACGGTTAAAGAGGAAATGGGAGCCATGAAAACGAAAATGGAGAAATTCGCTAAAGCACCTGCTGCAACGAAGATCCCTAAAACTGGCGAAATCGAACAAAAATTCGATGCAGTCGATGCTAAAGTAGCAGCACTAAAAGAGCTACGTAAAGAATTTTCAAAATAAAAAAAAATTAATTAATCATGTCATTTAATTTATCCGGATTAAGCACTTATACTGACCAGTTGTCTTCAGACCTGATCAGTGCAGCTCTATTGAAGAGCTATTCAGTGAACATGTTGACTTTGCGTGCTGGCTTAACTGCTGGAACAACTGCAATCAACGTTCTAAATTCAACCGTAGACATCTTAGATTCCACTTGTGGATTCGGAAATGCTGCAGTTGGAACAAACTCTACTAACTTTACTCAAATCGATTTAGTAGTTCAGTCAAAAATGTTGAAAGAGGTATTATGCCCAGAAGACCTACGTACTTACTGGTTGTCAAGCCAACTTTCTCCATCTGCTTATCTAGAATCAGTTCCTTTCGAGAAATTGATCGCAGATAACAAAGTAAACAATATCGCTCAATTTATTGAGAACACAATTTGGCAAGGTGACGGTGGTACACTAGACGGTCTTTTAGATCAAATCACTGTTGCTAATGGAGCTACTTGGTCAGGTAACTCTGGTTCAACTCCAGCTATCACAGTTCCTTTGACAGTTGCAACTGCAGCTGACACAATCTGGGGAATCATCAGCAAATTGTCAAATGCTCTAAAGCAAGAAAACGATCTAGTTATGTACATGTCGTACTCTAACTACGCTATCGCAGTTCAAGCTCTTCAAGCTACAGGTAATGCTATCATCGCTCAATACCCTAACATTTCAAATGCTGCAGGCCTAATGGGAGCTGCTACATTCGTATGGCCAGGTACTAACGTAACTATTTACGCTGCTGGTGGTATCAATGATAACAACCACATCATCTTAGGTCCTAAGAAATACGCGTTCTTCGGAACAGGTTTATTGGATGACCAAGATAAGTTCAAGTTCTACTACGATCCTTCACAAGATCAAGTAAACTTTATGGCTAAATTCCGTTTGGGTACAGCAGCATACGCTTCTCAATTCGTTTCAACGCTCTAATACAAAACTGAAATGGGGAGTCCTAAAAAACTCCCCAAATCTTAAAACTAAAAAAAAATCTCAAAACACAATGGCTTGTTTAATTAACGACATAATTGCTTTAGACTGTATCAATGGTCTTGGAGGTGTTAAGGAGATGTATGTATTTGCTGGAGATTGGAACGGTGTAACCGTAACTGAAACTGCTGGAGAAGTATCTGCCTTATCTGGCGCTGGTACTTTCTATCAATTCTATCTTCCTAAAGATACTGCATCAACTACCGAAACTATAACTGTTTCTAACGCTAACGGAACTGTATTCTATCAGCCCGAGCTTACTGCTATCTTCCAAAAATTGGATGCTGCAAAGCGTAACCAAATTCTATTACTTGCTCAAAACCGCGATCTTCGCGTTGTCTTCGTTGACAACAACAACGTTAACTGGTTAATGGGTAATGTTAGAGGTTGCGTAATGTCTGCTGGTTCTGGTGCTACTGGAACTGCAGTTGGTGATCTTAACGGATACACTATTACTCTACAAGGTCAAGAACCTTCCCCAATGATTCCGCTAGATGATGATTTAGCGAACGTTATCGGTGGTGGTATGACTATCGTAACTACCTAATCCTATACCTTAGGAATGAAAGAGGGTCGCTGCTTCGTGCAGGGCCCTTTTTTTGTTTATGAGTGTCAACTCGACTGTTTCTTATATCTAATACTAAATAAAGGAAATTCGCGTGATTAATTTACAAAATCTAGACACAAATTCAATAATTATCTACGTAAACACTACGTCGGTACAGAATAATCCTTGGGGTACCAATAACTTCCTATTCTCTTTCACCAATGGTTTCGCAAGAGAGCCGATTACGGTAATGCCGACCATTGTAACACAGAATTCTCGATATACTGAATTTGAAATCATCTTAACTACTGTTCCTGATGAAGACCCAATAAATGGTGAAGTTGCTCTAAGTCCTTGGGGTAACTGGGACTACACTCTGTTTGCAATTAATGCTCCAAGTTTAGATCCAGAACCAGGAGTTCCAATTGCTAGAGGCCAAATGTTTCTCGAGAATGGAATAAAAGAAATCCCAGACGTAACTTATATTAGTGACAATGAGGACTCACAAAGTGTTGTATACTTAACTCGTACTCCCAATGAATGCGCAGTTTGGAATACATTCCCAGATATCTGGAATCTAAGTCCTCTCGTTTGGGATCAATGCATATAAAATCTTAATATAAAACATGGCTAATTTAACTGCTAAAACAATTTATCTTTCCTATCCTTCGCTTGTAGGAATTGGCACTAGCGGAACAGCTGGTGTAAATGGTACCTTACAACCTTTAACTGACGGTTTAGGTATTGAAATACCGATCGAAGTAAGTACAACCTCAATTCACATAACGGCAACCACTCTAGATGCTGTATCATACTCAGTCGATGGCTATGGACTAGTGATTGATAATGGAGGCAATTGGGTAGGTCCTACCTCAGGAATCGCTGGATCTAGTGGAACATCGGGAACATCAGGAACTAATGGATCTAGTGGTACATCAGGAACAGCAGGTAGCTCAGGATCATCCGGTACTTCAGGTTCTTCAGGTACCTCAGGCGTTGGAACATCGGGAACAAGTGGTTCTAGTGGTCAAGCTGGAACATCAGGTACTTCAGGTTCTAGCGGTCAAGCTGGAACATCCGGTTCTTCTGGAACTTCAGGTTCTAGTGGAGCTACTGGTTCTCCCGGAACTAGTGGAACATCAGGTTCTAGCGGTCAAGCTGGAACTAGTGGATCAAGTGGTACATCAGGAGTTGGTACATCAGGTTCATCAGGAACTTCGGGTACATCAGGTGCGTCTAATTCCTTATTTAATTATCAAGCAAAGACTAACGCTCAAGCAGGTGATCCTGGCAATGGACATATCATTTGGAATAATGCTACTCAAGCAAGTGCTACCTCTCTAAATGTTTCAGAATTGGAACAGGGTAATATTAACATTGATCTTTTCTTAAGTAATCTTGCAATTGGAAGTGTTATAACTATTCAAGATCAAGCAAGCCACGTAAATTTTCAAACTTGGACTATTACAAGTAAAACAGATAATGCTACATATTGGACGTATGGTGTAACCTTAAATACTTCAACTCACTCATTTTCAAATAATGATCAAATCTTATTAATTGTAGTATCATCACCATCCGGAACATCAGGTACTTCAGGTTCTAGCGGTCAAGCTGGAACAAGTGGAAGTTCTGGAACATCAGGATCAAGCGGAACAGCTGGTTCGTCAGGAACTAGTGGATCAAATCCAATCCGAATCACTCCAGTAACTCTAGGAACAAGTGGTTGGGTTTACAGCACCTCATCTGCCTATTATCAATATGCTTACGCAAGCACAAGTGTTGGTACTAGCACAGTAGTTGACTTCACACCAAATACAACAAGCGGATTCGCTGCACAAGTTGCAAGAATACAACCTCAAATCGTAACAACGGCTGGAACCGCAACCCTATATTCTCAATACCCTCCTCAAGCAGATATTGTTGGAGAGGTCGTAATAACAACTGTACAATAACCCCTATACCATGGCATTTAACGGATTAGCACCTTATACACTCGCAAAGAACAGACCAGTAACACCACCGGCTGCCTGGGTTAGACCATCAGACTGGATTGCAATCACAGATGATCCTAATAAGGTTCAATTTTTAGTAGGTGATTCACCGAACGCAACTCTTTCTTTGCAAACAGCATTCACTCGAGTATCTGGTTCTCAGGATATTCTTATTGATTGGGGTGATAGTACTACAACTACTGTTTCAACTACTACTTCAACTTTTACAGATCATACTTACACAACTGGTGGAACTCCATCAACTCAAGGTTACAATACTTGGAAGATCACAGTTACCTTAACTGGTACAGGATCAACCACAGTTGAAACTTGTAATATCAGACAGGCTCAATCGCTAAATGGTGTAACACCAGTAAACAGCACAGGAACTGGTCTCTTAGAAGCCTATTATGGTGATACGATCGCAAGTGCTCTACAAAGTTTCTATTTGACTGGAGCAAACGGTCTATTTCCGCTATTCGCATACTGTAAGTTACCAGCGACAATGTCGTATTCAACCTTAACTAATGCTTTCTCAGGTTGTTCAGGACTTTACACAGTAGTAATGCCAACATCGGCATCAAGTGTTACAGATATTTCAAGTGCATTCCTAAACTGTTTTAACCTACAGTCAATTACTCTTCCAAGTAACATGACTGGATTAACAACAATGGCGAGTGCTTTCTCAGGTTGTTCAAATCTACAATCAGTAACTCTACCACCAACGCTGAATTCAGTAACTACGATCGCGAGTGCATTTGCAACCTGCGTACTATTAGGCAATATCACGTTGCCTTCTCTTAACGCATGTACCTCATGGTCATCGGCTTTTATAAACTGTAAAAGTCTGCTTTGGTGTAGAATAACTTCATTTGCGACAAGCGGAACAATCGACTTAACATCAACTTGGTCAGGTTGTGCTGCAATGCAATGGTTATGGTTGCCAGCTACGGTTGCATCAGGTTTAGCATGGACAATTAGCTTAACTTTCCAAAACTGTAATGCGCTACAATCATTAACGTTACCTGAAAATTTCAATCCATCATCATTTACTATAGCTGGTACTTCATTAACTACTTTTAATTTTCCAACCACGTCAATGAGTAACTTAACCTTTCTGTCATTCTCAGGTTGTACAAATTTACAAGAGATTACGCTACCTACTACCGTTGCTTCAGGTATTTCAATCCAAACAATCTTTTCAGGTTGTACATCACTGTCTACTGTAACCATTCCAAGTGGATGGACATTGGGATCAATAAGTTCTGCTTTTAATGGATGTACCTCATTAGTGAGTGCATACTTACCAAATAATACACAGAATTCTGTTACAACTGGAGCATCATGTTTTTCAGGTTGCACAAAATTAGAAACAGTAGTCCTACCGACAGTTTGGACAAATACAACATGTAATTCGATGTTTCTAAACTGTACAAACCTTAAGTCAGTTACATTACCTGATTGGGGAACTACAAATGGTATTAACTTTTTAAGCATGTTATCAGGGTGTACTAGTTTACGTAGCGTTACTTTCTTAGGCGGTATGGGTAGTACTGCTAGTCTTGGTTGTTCATCGATGTTTCTAAACTGTTCATCACTTAAGAGCGTTACCTTTCCTACTAGTTATGCAGGATTTTCTTATAGCAGTACATTCTCAGGGTGCTCATCATTACAGTCAGTGACTCTACCAACAACTCAAAATACTGGTAATTCGACTTGTACATCGATGTTTGCCAACTGTCCAAATCTAACTACTATCAATAATATTGCAACTGGATTGGGTTCTCAATTGGTTGCAGGTAACTTAATTGACTGCACAACATTCATGACGAGCGGTACTGCTCAAGTTACCTCTTTAAGTTTTCCACAGAGAATCTCTAAATTGGCATTACAAGGAACTGCAACAAACCGCTCTCGACTAAGTTCATTGAGATTAACAAATACTGGTGGATCACAATGGACAGGTTCATCACCACAAATTTCAGTAGCCTACACAGACATGTCGACAGCAAATCTTAATACTCTTTTTGCAGATATGGCCGCACAAGGCAACGTGACCACTAAAACAATCGATATTACTTCAGCAACTGGAGCCGCTGGCCTTAGCGCTGGTGATCGATTAGTAATAACATCAAAAGGATGGACAATAACAGGATAATATTATGGTATACAAATTATTTATAGAAGAAGGCGATTGGATTGACATCGCAACTGGCGACCGCCGCAACCTATTAGAGGCAAATATAGCCTGGACTCCAGAAGGAGAGAATGTAGGTTGGACTCAATTCTCTTCAAAAGAGGAATGTGCTCAAGCATGGGGTCTTACTCCTTGGATTGATCCTGACAAAATAGACGACGAAGATGCCCAAGTATAACCTATACC